GGAGGAAATGTGGACAAACCAAGAGCGAAGTGTCCGAAGTGCTCCAAGATGTTTACGGTCAAGAGGCCCTGGCAGCGGTTCTGCTCGCCTATTTGTCGTAACAACTATCACAACGAGCTGAGGAAAGAGCAGGAGGCTAAGAATGAGCAAGAACAAGCATGAGGTTTTGCACCGGCACGATGGACCGCGCTACGTTGTCGAGCCTATAGGTCAGAGATTCCAGATTCTCGACCGGGACTGGCCCGATGAAGGCGCGGTAGGTCCATATCTCCCGACGAAGCGCGGAGCTGAGATTGTAGCAGGTATCTTCAACTCCGCAGTTCGGCCGAAGGCTGGAAAGGTGAAGCCTAAAGTCCCGATGGAAACAGTAGACGGGCCAAACGGTGAGCCGCTAATCGAGGACGAGTTCGAGGGTCCAGTCTACAAAGAGACAGTAGACATTCCGGAGATAGTGAGAAACCCGCCTCCTAGTCGGCATCGCAAACATCGTAGGGATAGCTAGACAGAATAGAACCCTCGGCATACTCCCATGCTACCGTAGGCGAACGCCCAAACCCGCTAAACCCTTTGCTTGCAACAGTTACCCGCCTATTGCATTCCGGTTTCAGGTGTGCTACCCTTGTATCAAGCATGAAACCCATTGATTCAGACGGCCGCCGGTTTCTGTCGGTAAGGTAGGTATGAGCACAAAGAAATATCAGGGACTCAGGGAGATTCGGCGCGTAACCGAATGGAAGTCTGGGTGCATCTACAGAACAGCCCACGTTCACTTCGCCTGGGTCACAATCGATTACAAGACGGACGATAAGAACATGGTCATCTGTCCTGTATCCACAAGCCTCACGGTCAAGCTCAATCACAAGACCACGCGAACTGTGGACCCTAGCACACCCGACGTTGATGTAGTAGACGTAGACAAGCTGTAGAATCGTAAACCGTAGACAAAGGACGGAGGACAGTATGGCAAAGGATTTCGGTGAGTTTTTGAACAGGGACGACAGCTCGTCGGACCCAGAGAGGGACTTCGAGTCCTATCTCAAGGAGAAGCAGAACAGATGGACGCCACCCTCTCAGCAAGACGAGATTCCCACGGCGTCGGAACAGAGAGACATCCTGATTCAGTATCCGGGCATTGTTCAAGATGTGGCGGAGAACTCGTCGAACGGACGGCGATTGCCGACGGCCGTTCCCGCAGACATCTCCGATGGCTCGAATGTTCTCGCTGTGGTCGAAGAAAGAAAGACAACGGCTGAAGTTCGAGGCGTTCCTGGCTACCGATATGTGGTAGAGTCCTCGATTCCCATGACGGTCGACAAGAAGTGGCTCGATGCTAGAGATGAGTCTCGGCGCATCGCAGTGACCGAAATGACGGCCGAACAGTGCATTCGGCGTCGTGCGGACCTTGAAGAGCTGGTTTTCCTCTCTCGCGCTCAGCAGCAGGGTCTGACGGACGCCATCGCGGAGCTTCTCCGGTCTGAGAACGAGGACAAGAGAGCGGCACTCGCAGAGCTTTCCTCGCAGTTGATGGCAAAGGCCAAGGGTCGCGCCAAGGCTTCCTCTGAGCCAAAGGCGAAAAAGGCCAAGGCTGTCGATACGCACAAGGCCGCTCAGAAGATGGTCGATGTCTTCCACAAGCAGGGTCTGCCGCGCGAGTTCTGCGTCTCCCAGCTTCAGACTCAAAACCTCTATGACGCTGTGATTGAAGCCTACGTCGCGGCGAAGTATGGGCAATAGTTCGCTAGGCGAACATTTTTGTTTTTAGATGTAGCTTAGAGGACTATTCATCATGGCTAGAGGAACAACACTCAAACAAGTCTGCCCGTTCTGCGGAGAGACAGGGATTGAGACCAGTCGCTTTGACTTTGGCTCAGAAATCCTCATCTCTCTACAGTGCGGGCACACGATAGCGAAGTCGTCGCTGGAATCCGAGGAGCTCAAGATTGTCAGCAATGACGGTCGAGAGCTTTTCCCATACCAGCTTGACGGCGTGCGTTTCTTCGAGGAGCAGGCTGACTGCAATGGTCTGCTCTTGGACGAACAAGGGCTTGGCAAGACAGTGCAGATTGCAGCCCTGGTTCAGAGGAACAAAAAGCAGCTTCTCCCCATGCTGGCCGTTGTCCCATCGCAGCTCAGGGCTCAGATATTCGCTGAGATGTGGCGATGGGCAGGGATAGCAGCGCAGATTATCACAAGCTCCAAGGAGCAGCCGTATCCTGAGCTCTTTCCCATCTGCATCGTCAGCGTAGACACTCTCAGGCTAGTCCGTCCCGATGTCAAGGTCATCTCTGACTGGGATATTGCCATCGCGGAGGCCAAGGGAAAGAAACTCGAAAAGACCGTGGCGAAATGGTCTGACGAGACTTGCGCGAAGTTCAAGTTCATCTGGTGCGACGAGAGCCAGAAGATTAAGAATCCTGGCTCATCTAGGACGCAGGCGCTCAGGCTCATCGCTGGCGCTCGGATGCGTCTAGGGCAGGAAAAGCCTCGCGTCATCTGCACGAGCGGAACGAACATCGAGAAGCACGCTGGCGAGTATTTCGTGACGTTGAATCTGACGCGGCCCGAGCTTTTTCCGCAGCAGAGCACTTACCAGCTTCAGCACTGCGAGATAAATCCGGAGACGGGCAAGGTCATGGGCCTCAAAGACCCTGAGAGGTTCCGCGAGCTGACCAAGGACTTCATCCTCCGACGTAAGCGCGAGGAGGTGATGCCTGATCTACCCAAGGTTTTCCGCCAGTTCCAGCTCGCTGAGTTAGAGGGTGACGAGCTTACCGCATATCTGAAGATACTCAAGGAATTCATGAAGATGTCAGAGGACCCTGAGCGTCCGATGACTCCGACTGACATCCTCGGCTACCTCTCACGAATGCGGCACGTCACAGGCATCGCAAAGACCAAGGCGACCGTCGAGTTCGTCAAGGAGTTCCTAGTCAACTGCGACCGGAAGATAGTCGTCTTTCTACATCACAAGATGGGAGCGGCTATCCTGCTAGAGAAGCTCGGCAAGGTCATCGCAGAGCTGAAGAAGGAGCACTTCGAGGAGACAGGAGAGGAACTCAAGCTCAACATACCCTTGCACCTCCCCGGCGGCTTGAAGATGGGAGAGGGCAGCAGGATAATCGAGCAATTCAAGCTCCCAGAGAACCGTATCCTGCTAGCGTCTGAACTCGCGGCAGGTGTCGGATACAACATGCAGTTCTGCTCTGACTGCCTGTTCATGGAGCGACAGTGGAATCCATCGGCAGAGGAGCAGTGCGAAGGCAGGTTCCCGAGACCGCGACCGGAAGATCCGTGGCCCGCTGACTACAAAATCAACGCGCACTATCTGATAGCGGCAGGGACCATCGACGACTTCCTGACCGACATCATAGAGACCAAGCGTCGCAACGTCGCTCAGACCCTGGACTATCAGGAGATTGAGTGGGACGAGAAGTCAATTCAGATGGAGCTGGCCAAGGTGCTCCAGGTTCGCGGGCTCCAGAAGTGGAAGTTGGTCGCATAGAGGAGGGGTGACGATGTCGGAACCATCGAGCTTAGTGCTAATGATTACCGGCATCGTCATGCTACTCTTGTTCGGACGGAAGCGTAAACCGTAGATAAAGAAGGGAAGTGTCAGATGCTTACGAGGGCCATCGTCAATAGCTGGTCCGACTGCATCCGTAGAGCGATTGTTCTCGGAGAGGGTGACGCAGCTTACAAGATTACCGTGAACTTTGTCCATCGTCTGAAGGAGCTCGGATTACTATCATGAACGTCAAACTCAGTCGCAAGCAAGAGCTAAAGCTCATCGAGCTCGGGATGCAGAAGCTCTTGGAGCAGTCACTGGCACCGGCGCGCGTCGAGAAGGTCAAGAGGGTTACGAAGCGTTGGTCTCCCAAGCAGCATCGGAAGTTCAAGGCGACGATGAAGAAGGTTTGGGCGTCAAAGCGGAACGGAGAGAGCAAGTGATTCACTCCCTCGCAATCATGCTTGTGGTCTTTGTGGTCGGCCTCGTCGTGTTCAGCATGGGACAGGTCAGCCAGAAGAGCAAACCTCTACCCAGGACGTGGGATAACTGGGACGAGAACAAGTGGTGGGAGAATCTACCCGCTCCTCCCTTCGAGAGATAAGCCATGAATCGAGTGGAACGGGCGACTCGTCTGGGAGGGCCAATCGCTGGCTTCTGGATGGCTACAATCTCACTCGGTCGCCTAGTGATAATGGCGATTGTGTCTGTGATTGGTGTATTCAATGTCCTAGGTGCTCTAGCGTCTGGCACTTTCGAGGACGACCATTTCTTCATCACTCTCATACTTGTATGCGTTTCTTTCGGAGTCTACAACGTATTGAACGAAAGAAAGAAATGATCATAGGCACCTACCGTCAGCTTGTCATCGGGAAGGTCTACAGCACAGGAGACCTCTCGGCAGCTCACGGTGATGCCTATGACCAACCCTTCAAGGTCATGCGCGAAGCGACTAAGGAGGAGTGGATAAACTACGCGAAGGGGCTCGTCTCAATAGCGGACCTTGCACTCATGAGGTCTAGAATGAGAGAGGCGAAATACTACTTCTATGAGATAGAGGCAGCTGATAGTTAAACCGTGGATAGGAGATGGGAGAGTCTATGGAACAGAGAGTTATCAAGCGGTTTCCCGAGTTGGTAGTCTTGCTGAGGGACATTGCGGCTCATTCCCTCAGCATCTACCGAGTCGACGAAGCAGGGAAACCCACTCTGTCGTCGTGCAATCTGTGTGCAAGGTGGGAGGGACACGATTCGACCTGCCCCATCCCGAGTATCGAGGCTTACATCAAGGAGAATGGAGGCTATGCCGAGAGAAATCAGCAACCCACTCGACGAGAAGTTGCCTACTCAAAAGTTCCGAGTTAACGTCGTCCGGGGCGTCAAGAGTCTGGCAATCTTTGAGTTCGAGATTGTCGACTGCCGTATGTCACAGATGCGGCAGCTCCTCGAAACCGAACTCTGGCTCAACGAGAACACTGACGTTCGTTTCCACATCGAGCAGGTTCCCTCTTAGGTCATGAGGGACAAGCTATGGCCATTCGACGAGGATGAAACGGGAAGACTATTCATAGTCGCTCTCGGCTTCCTCATTTACGCATTGGCAAGGAGCATCAGATGAGCTATCCGTATTACGACGAAGTCCAGCGGGCATACAACGACCTCAAGCTCGAAGGAAAGATCAAGCCGCGAGCGACGACGGAGGAGGTCGAGCACGACAAGGGCCTGATCACGCAGCGCGCTGGATACTACTCCAATCTGAGGGATGCCACGATTGGTGTCCTGGAGAAGACGACGGGCAACAACTACATGGGCTACTCCGTCGACATTCTCATCCGCACCGACGGCGTGTTCTGGGATGTCGTGACTGACAATGGGAGCGAGGCGGTTCCTGTCAACGGTGGGCCGAGCGGTCCTGACCCCGAGCTGATTCCGCGATGGAGGAAGCCAACAAAGGAGCTCGCGCAGATGCCGGAGGACGGGAACGGAAACGGTGGCAACGGCGAAGAGCCTCCACCCGTCACCGACGATGCGCTTCAGCAGATCATCGAGGCCATCACTCTGAGCGAGCAGAGGGTCCAGGAGAACGTGACGGCGCAGGGTGAAGAGACAAGGGAACTCATCCGTCACTACGCAGACCAGGTCGACTACTGGGCCACCATCATCGCGGCAGTGTGGCTCAAGCAACAGGCGAACGACCCTGACATCTCCGACGCCGTCATTCTCAGGAAGGCGAAGAAGCTCGTTCGGGCGATGGTGATTGCCAACGGAAGGCAGACCCCGTAATGCGCCTAGAGGGTGAAGTCAAGAGCCTCTACTGCCACGAGTGCGGCAAGCAGGTGTCAACGGGCTTCATCCCTGTCCCTACCGATACGCCCGACCATGGGTTGATTGTGAGGGCCTGGATTGAATGTCCCGAGTGCATCGAGAAGCGAGCAGGTGAGGTCAAGCCTGACGAGACAGTCGTGGAAGAAGTCAAACCTGTTCGGCCACGGTCGGAGTGGAGACGGGCACTGAAGGAAAAATACGAGGAACTTCCAGATAGGGACGAAAGATAGTCCCGATGGGTTGGCTGGGTTCAGGGTGGTCTACCCGTGAGGATGACTACCTGACCCGTCTCAGGTCTACGGCCTCTGGACCCAGCCATCTTTTTGAGAACTGAAGTGACCGCGCGTTCTGGTGGGTCGGATTGGACACAGAAACATGAGCCTCCGACATAAAAGTCCAAAGGGCTGCCAGCAAGATAGGACTACATAACGTCCCGCGGTCATTTGAGTTCTCAAGGAGGAAAGGTATCACATGTCACATACTCGTAAGACCAAGCAGATTGCACCGAGACTGAAGGACAACGTCTGCCGTGAGAGATTCTTCGGAGCGCTCCCGGACGCAGTGAAGGAAGGTATCCGAGACATCTCCTACTCGGAGAACAAGTCGATGAATTGGGTGGTAGAGTTCGCCATCATAGACTACTTCGGGCTGCGGCGTCTGGCTCGATACAAGACCGTCAAGCCTGTGAAGGACAGCAACGGGCACAAGAAATGACCTATAGTGTCCTGAAGCATGGGATTGGTTATGATTTGGTTGTCGCAAAGGAACAGCTAGTGCGACAGCGAAATCTCCCAAATCGGACACGACTGGTGCTAGGCATCCGCTGTCATCAGTGTCAGAATATCTCTTATCATCCGAGAGATATTGAGGAACGATACTGTGGAGCGTGTCACAAATTTCATGGACTAGGATTCGAGGAAGCATGACCTTCCCGATAGCTTGGCACTGTCGCTTCTGCGGTCTGTGGAATCGGTGGTTCAATCGCTACTGTAAGGACTGTCACGCAAAGAAAGAGCTAGCGATGGATGGACGGCAGTAGCATGGAGATAAAGAACCTCAACCCGAAGGGTCAGCCCGTTGTCACCAAGCAAGAACTGGTCGACGACATGGCTGACCTCATTCAGCGGATGCCTCTGACGGACGAGCAGATACTTAAGCTCTACAATGCGGTATCTGCCAGACTGGTAAGCAAGCATTGTGCGTTATGTGGCAAGCTCGGACTCCAGATTGAGGGGGAGACGCGCTTCCTAGATGGCGATATGAGCAAGCCGAAGAAGTTTGTCTGTCGTAGGTGCAAGAATGTCTAGGCGTCATCTCTATTACATTGAGGCAGTGGTAGAAGTCCCTGTCACCATTGCTGTAGTGGGAGAGACCGAGAAGCAGGCTCTTGAGCGCGCCCAGGGTGGAGCTTGGCATAATGTCATAAGGAATGATTGGGACAAGGCCAAGGTCCTATCCATCGGTAAGTCAGTTATCGGTCCAGGCGTGGGGAAATAAATGTTTAGGCTTATCATTACGGCGATGGATAGGCGGAAGGACATTCGAGAGTTCAGCTACTCTGCTCCGCTCATTCTTGTCCAGGGTGAGACGTTCCTGACCATACAGGCTAACTGGAGGAACGGCGAGTGGAGAGGGGATGCCTACGACGGCTACATGGTCGATGACATCGTGAGCATCAGAGGAGTGGAGATAGAAGATGCCGAAGTTTCTGTCTAGTTTCAGTGGTTCAAGATGTCACAAGTGCAACTTCCAAATCGTGTTCGTCTGCATGTCTCTCGGTGAACATCTGAGCTTCTTCATCTGCACGTATTGTGGGGAGAAGTTCTGTTTCCCGACAGCACAGGCAGGGAGGAAAGATGCCACCGTCAGCGGGAAGCCCGCAGGTCCAGTTGAGAGACATGAGCATCGTATTCATTGAGTGCCCGACGTTCTTCAAGGAGTTTCCAGAGCTGGCTTATCAGTCGAGCTGCTGTAAGAACTGTCATGCTGAGCAAAGGAATCTCATCTACGTCAGGCCCTTTCGAGACGGGGTCTATCGAGAGAACACAGACTGGTATCTCTGTGTCGAAGCCATCGTCTGTTGCGGTATCTACGACTTCGTTCGGAAACTTCCACGCGAGTGGTGGGTCGGAAAGAGTAGAGAGTTCGGTGTCAATCGTGAGGACTTGGAACGTGGCTATATCTATCCTGATTCTCCAGCTCGTAATACTGTCCGTCCTCGTGTGGCAGGTCAGACTTCTAACAAGGCTGCTGCTCCAGTTGGACGCAAGCCTCGACGCGCTCTTACAGATGATGAAGAGCCAGAAGGATTCGGGTCGTGGCTAAGAGGAAAGTAGCTAAGCCCGTCAAGGGCAAGGGCTATCTCGAAGCCTACGAGACCGGCTACAAGAACGGTCGGGACATGGAAGCTGAGACCCATGCCAGGCTAAACGTCTGCATCGACTCCGACACTGCACGTGAACTTTATCTCGCACTCCGATTCACCTATCTCTCACACGAGTTCACGTTGGTCCACGCTTTACTTCGGAGGCTATCCGATGTGTGAGGTCTGCGACAAGGTAGACTTCCTAATCGAGTCAATGGAGAGTCTGTTCTCTGAGAAGGAATGGACTGTTCTGTTGGTTAACGCTCTCAAGGGCGGCTCGATGGAAGGACTCGACGCTGACCTGACTGCTGAGGAGATTTTTGGCAGCCCGGTCAACCACGATGAGATGATCAAGTCAATGGTCCGAGAGCCCAGGAATGTCTGGGTGAACGTCATCTCTAAGATAGCGGCAAGGATGTGCCTGAAGCACCAGATACACCCGCAAGCTATCATGCCAATCCTCGCTGCGAACATGATTGAAGTCTTCGAGGGGAACCACGACGCGGCTAACAGACAACTCAAGGAGAGGTTGAAGTCATATGAGTCTTGAAGGGGTGCTAGACCAAGAGAGGGACGACTCGGCACCGGAGGAGCTAGAGAAGCTGGTCGTCCACGTCGACTCGCAAATCGTCAACTCAATGAACCTCTGCCCGGAGAGATACAGGCTGGAACACATCCTGAACTTTCGACCGATGAATAAGGCAGAGGCTCTTGAGAAGGGCAGTGTCATGCACGTCATGCTCCACGTTTACCGGAGGGGCAAGAAGGCTGGACGTGTAGGACCGGATCAGCACGGGGCGCTAGTCAACGAGGCCATCGAAGCTGGCAAGGTTGCTGCGTCTGCTACGTATCACCTCGGAGTGGAGGAGTTCGAGGAGGAGAAGGCAGTCTTCCAGGACTACATCCTCAAGTGGCAATACGATGGCTGGGAGATTCTGGACATCGAGGAACCTTTCTCACGGATTCTCTATGAGGACGATACTCCCATTTACGACCCGCAAGACCGCGTCGTCAGGCCAGGGCTTCGCATCATCTACGAGGGAGTTATCGACCTGCGCGTCAAGGACCCCCGGCTTGGGATGGTCGTCGTCGACAGCAAGACGGAGAGTCGGCGCTCGTATCCCTACATCCTCTCCAATCAGTTCCAGGGCTACGAGTGGGCATTTGGGTGTCCGGTCATCGTCGACAAGATTGGTTTCCAAAAGTCATTGGAAGCGACGGAGGACCAGCCCGATGATAAGGGTAGGGACAAGTCCAAGTTTCGTCGGCTCATTCATGACTCTGGTGCGGAGGCTATTGAGGAGTGGCGTCAGGATACGGTGGCCCAGATAAAGGAGGCCATCGAGTGGCACCGTCAGCTCGCTTCGGGGGAAGTGACGAAGCTCAGGAAGAACAGAACAAGCTGCGACAAATACTCCGGCTGCATCTTCCAGATGGTCTGCAAGGTGCCGGAGGAGTCGCGTGAATATAAACTCATCGCCTACTTTTACAAGGACAAGCCGTGGGACCCATACACCCGCGACGACGTAGATGATGAGGAAGTCGCCTAACTCCGTTCTCCGTTCTCGGTTGGTTTGAGGTAAGCCATGACTAGAATAGTTCGACACATCCACAAGTATCAGAAGGTCAAGTGGGGCAAGAAGAAGACAATCATCTGGCGCTGCGTCTTGGAGGGCTGTCCTCACTACCTGCACAACGAGGTCATTGAGAAGCGTAAGTCCCTCTGTCACAAGTGCAACCGCCCGTTCATCATGACGAAGGACAAGATGCGCCGGGTTCAACCTCGCTGCGATATGTGTCAGCATGGCAAAGACCCAATCTACGCGAAACTGGACGAACTCATCGGCAATCTGTGAGACTGGACTGGTCAGACCCAACGTATCTTGAGAGGATGCGGAACGTCGCATCAGAGAAGGCAGAGAAGCTGTGCCAAAAACCGCGGACCGCAAACTGGGTGGTAGATTCATGGGACTGCTTTATGGTCCGAACGGCTCGGGTAAGACAGTTGCTGCTGCGTCGTTTCCGGGTCCGATCATGATATGGGATTTTGACGGTCGCATCGAGCCTGTGACCGCCTTCTATCCCCAGAGAACAGACATCGACTACTGGACTGTGGGTCTGGATGGTGATGCGCGTCAGGACACCATTGGATTCACGGACTTCTGTGATAGGTTCGCCAATCTCCAGGACAACTGTCCCTACAGCACAGTCATCCTTGATTCATATACCGCCTATTCCGCGACGTGTATCATTCATCAGATGGGATTCAGGAAGAAGGACGAGCTGAAGCTGACGAAGGGTGGTCTGCCTATCCCTGACTGGGATGAGTTCAAAGGGGAAACGGCGGTCATGCTAAAGATCCTGGAGATAGCCAAGACTCTCCCCTGCCACTTCATCTGCACAGCTCATCCCGTCGTGCGCGCAAGGACTACGAAGCAGAGTGGGTCAGTGAACGATGTCCTAGCGTCGATGGTCAGAGCGTCTACGATGGCGACGTATGGGTGGAAGACTGACTCGTTTCTCCCCAATTACTTCAACGAAATCTACTACTTCCATACCGACGTTACATCTCAGGTCGCGTTGTCAAATAAGTTCATGGTGCAAACCGCGTCGGCTGGTGAAATTATGGCTAAAACAGCCCTCTTCACTGACCTGAAAGCGGTGGCTACTGGACTGAATGCAGCTCCTAGTTTCGAGATTACAGGTGCTCCTTTCTACAACGTGCTCAAGGCGCTTCTTAAAGACAAGAGAGGACTAGATTTGTCATGAGTGGAGATGAATACGTTAACAAAGTCCTAAGGACCGAAAGCGTCAACTTCGAGGAGATTGAATTTCGTCTCACTCGGATTCAAATCATGCGGATGCTCCACGCTCTAATGGGAATGGTAACAGAGGTCGGGGAGCTAATGGACATCCTCAAGAAG